AAGGAGATGTGGTAGAGGCAAAGGATAATTGCGGTTGTGGGAAAAATCCTTGCGAAACCTATGGTGAAGCTAAAGAAATTCCTAAAAATGTAAAGAAAATTGCTAAAGAATTAGACAAGGCAGTTGCCATGCATAAGGATCAAGCAAAAAGATTAAGGGCAGCTGGTGTCTCTGAAGGGTTCTATCAAAAAAGATATGCGGGTGTTGGTAAAGGTTATGAAACTGTAGGTAAAAATAAGAGGATGGATAAGTCAAATAAAAGATCTGGTGATAGTAAGAAGCAGTACAGAGAACTACATCAGGATCTAGCGAAGAAGGAAGAGACTATACTAGAGAAGAAAAAGATGGTCAGGATCAAGGTTACCAGACCTATCAAGACTAAGGTTACTGATGTAGGAGCTGGTGGTAAGGAGTATGTTAGAAAGGATTGGAGTGAAGAGAATCTAACTGAGATAAAGTTTAGTTTTAGAAAGACATCTAAACCTAAGACAGAAAGAAAACCACAGAAAGCACAAGACGCTGGTGCTAGAGGTAGAAGACTTCTTCAACGCAGAGAGTATGCTCGCACAATTTCTGGTAGCGAGGACAGAGTGCCTGATGATCTAAGAGATAGTGTTCAGTATGAGGAGTCATGTGGTAAGGGTGAGTACTATTGTCACGATGAGCAGAAGTGCAAACCTATACCTGAGGGACACAAGGTGGAGAAAGGTGGCAACCTTGTCAAAGAAACATCAGTAGCATTAAAGTTTGGAACAAGCGGAACTGACCTTAATATTGGTGGGCGTTCGGTAAAAAATACAATCAAGAATGTAAAGACAACAGTAAGTGCCATCAAAAACATTAGAAAAGATGGTTTTGTAGATGGTCTTAAGAATACTTTCAATAAACCTAAGGTAGAAAAACCATCTATAGCGAGTAACATTGACAAAGCAATCAAGAATTACAATCAGCAGAGAGAAGATACTCAACACTTGCTGAATATAAAGAATGCAATCAAGACAAAGACTATGAATGGTAAACCACTAACTGATAAGCAGATAGAGGGTTTGAAAGCTGGTCTTACACAGGGAAACTGGAGACAAGATGGTAGTAAACGAGGAATGGAAGAGGGTGCTGCATGGACTAGGAAAGCGGGTAAGAATAAATCTGGTGGACTAAACGAGAAGGGTCGTAAGTCTTATGAACGTGAGAATCCTGGTTCAGATTTGAAAGCACCTAGTAAAAAGAAGGGTAACAAGAGAAGAGCATCATTCTGTGCAAGAATGAAAGGTATGAAGAAGAAGTTGACTTCTAAGAAGACTGCAAGAGATCCTAATTCTAGAATCAACAAGTCTCTCAGAGCATGGAACTGTAGTTACGAACCTGAAACACCTATGCTACCTGAAGCAACTCGTCTAAAGAAAGAGAAGGGTTATGATAAAGGTGGTACTAAGAAACCTACAGGTGGTAAGAACAAGGACGAGGCACTAAACGCAGTTCTGTCAAACATCAGAGCTAAGCATGGCAAGGGTGCTATCATGAGGAAGGGTAGTAATCAACAAAAGAAAGTGAAGGGTCAGAAATCTACATCTGGTACAGGAAAGTATCTTGCCAAACATAAGGAGAAGCAACAACTCAAGAAAGATGCTAAAGAGATGGGTTATGGTAAGGATACAAAAGGATATGTAGAGACAAGAGCGAGGTATGGTAGTAAGGAGAACATGAAATCTGGTAAGGGATTGGGTACTTAAAGTAATATCCTATATAATATGAAGTTTAATGGATTATTATGTTTGGATTTCTACTACCATTTGCTACAAAAATCATCACTGATGCTGTAGACAAGATACCTGACAACGAAGAGTTGGGTGAAAAACTAATAGAAGTTTGTCTAATCATTCTAGGTAAAGCAGTAAAGCTTACAAAGACTGACATGGACGATAGACTACTTGAAACAGTAGCTAAGGCAATCAAAGCCAAAGGATAAATAGTAAAACGTAAAACAAGGAAAAGAACGACATGGCACTCTGGGGAGCATCAGATTCTGATGAATCTAAGCCAAAGAACTTGACAACTGCTGAGAAGAAAGAAGTCTTTGCTAACGCTAGTGGTTGGGTAAGAGAAGCTGGTTCAGCACTTAGTGGTAATGACAACACTGACGCTGATCCTGAACTCTTAGTCGCTATTAGTGGACTAGCGGTATCACTAGGTGCTGCTGACATCACTGAGATTGAATTTATATCTACAGCGTTTGACAAGTCTGCTGGTGGTGTACTACAAGTTAGAGTCAGATTCAATGAGGCAGTTGACGTAACTGGAACTCCTCAGTTGACTATCACTAATGATACAGCATCAAGAAACGTTACCGCTTCATACTCTAGTGGTACAACTACTAATGAATTAATCTTTAGTAAGACCATTGGTGCAGCTGCTAACGACACTAATGCTGACGATGTATTATCAATTGGAGCAAACGCTCTAGCACTAAACGGTGGAACAATTAAGGATACAGGCACTAACACAGCGTCTACTATCACTAATTCTGCTGCTATCGGTACTGCTGCTGGAACTATAACAGTTGTAGCCTAACAGGCAATGAATCTAAATGAAATTTGATGAACTAAATGATGACAATTATGTGCTATTTGCTATAAAACATTATGAAAATCCTCATGCTGCCACTATGGAAGACTTTGAGGAGGACTTAAAAAGATTCAAGTATATCAAAAGGTTGATGAAGAAATATGTAGTATCAGGAGAACTAAAACATCACCTGATACTCAACCATATGATTATTTGTTTTAATGTATTTGGCGAAGGTGCAATACCGTTATTCTTCTACAAGATTGATAAAGAGTATTGGTCTCTTATCAAAACATTTTTGATATTCTTAAACCGAATACCAGATTTTCCTAAGTCTGGTCTCGATACTATAGAAATGCACAAGGAAGCATACGTTATTCTGAATTCTATCTAATGAAGGATTGGAAAACCATAAGAGAAGAGATGATGACCACCGATCCTGGTAATACTGGGAAGGCAGGATTCTCATCGAAAGCAGATGACGAAGGTCCTGTGGCAGGGTATGACAAAGGTATGAAACCAAAGAAGAAGAAGAAATATGCAACTGCTGGTCATGGATCACGTAGAAGATGGATGAACAGTGGACCCAAATAATAACGCTAACACTGCTATATTAGAAAGACTGGAAAGAATTGTAGAGTCCCTGCAAGATAATTCAGTCAAGATGGGACAGTTGCTTGCTGTTCACAATGAGAAGTTAGATAAACAGGATAGGATAGATGCAGTACTGTTTGAGAAGATAGAACAGGTAGATATAAAGTTAGATCGCCACGCATCTGAAATCAAGAAGGGATGTGAGAAAGATATAATGCTAGTTGATCAACGTCTTCGTACGATAGAGAAGAAGATGTGGACTATAGCAGGAGCATTGACCATTATAAGTTTCGTGGTCTCACCTCTTGGACAAATCTTTATAAGAAACTTGACCACTAATACGACGTCTGCTATCATAAGGGAAAACTAAACCTTTATAATGATTCACATTGATGCCAAGTATATAAGTTTGGTATCTGCTCGACTTGGTAAATTTAAAAGGACAAAGAACAATCTCTATACGTTCAGGTGTCCTTATTGTGGTGACTCAAAGAAGAATAAGAACAAAACTAGAGGATATCTGTACCAAGTCAAGACAGATTTCAATTTCAAATGTCATAACTGTGGTCTCTCCAGATCCTTCACAAACTTTCTAAAGGATCAAGACCCTCAACTATATGATCAGTACGTTCTGGAGCGATATAAAGAAGGTTTGACAGGCAAGGCAACAACCACACCCGAACCAGACTTCAAGAAGATAATTAATAAACCTGTATTCAAAAAGAAAATTGATTTGCCTTTAGCATCTGAAAATGCTAGGGCATCTTCCTATTTAAAGAACCGTAAACTAGATCCAGACAAGTTCTATTACGCTGAGAGGTTCAAGCATTTCTGCAATACTATCAAACCAACATTTACTAATGTTCGTGATGAACATGCACGTATCGTAATCCCAATGTACGACTCAAATAAGAGATTGATCGGTCTTCAAGGACGTGCTCTGGACGGGTTCGTACAACCTAAATATTTGACCCTGATGTTAGTCGAAGATCACCCCAAAGTATATGGGTTTGATACAATAGATGAAACGAAACAGGTTTATGTCACAGAAGGACCATTTGACTCGACGTTCATTGATAATTCCATTGCTATGTGCGGTAGTGACGTGGATCTTAGCGGGTATGGTGATTTGGAATTTACCTACGTCTTCGACAACGAACCAAGGAACAGGGAGATCGTCTCTAAGATTAATCAATCCATCGAGAAATCCCACAAGGTGGTGATATTTCCCACACAAATCAGAGAAAAAGACATCAATGACATGGTTTTAGCTGGACATGATGTTAATTCTCTGCTAGAATCCAACACATATACAGGATTAAAAGCCAAACTTAAACTACAAACTTGGAAAAAAGTATGAGCAACGGTATAAAAGTTGTAAAGAGAAACGGTTCCATGGAACCATTGAATCTTGAAAAAATGCACGTCATGGCAGAACGTGCATGTGAAAATCTAGGAGGAGTCTCTGCATCACAGGTGGAGATACAATCTGGTATACAATTCTATGATGGTATCACTACTGCTGAGATACAGAATATTCTAATCAAGTCTGCTAGTGATCTTATAACACTTGACAATCCTAACTATCAGTTTGTTGCTGCTAGACTTATGCTCTTTGCCCTCCGTAAGGGTCTGTATGGTAAGTTAGAGACAATTCCACACCTCCATGACCATATCAAAGAGTGTGTTGAGAGAGGTCTATATGACACTACAGTGCTTGATAAATATTCTGATGAAGAAATCAATGAAATAAATGGTATAATTGATCATGATCGTGATTTCCTGTTTACCTATGCAGGATTGAGACAAGTCTTTGACAAGTATCTTGTACAAGACAGAAGCAGTGGTGAGGTGTATGAGACACCACAGCAGATGTACATTATGATTGCTGCTACACTATTTGCAAATTACCCTAAGGAAACAAGAATCAGTTATGTTCACAAGTACTACAACAGCATCAGCAAACACAAGCTCAACATTCCCACACCTGTCATGGCGGGAGTTAGAACTCCACTTCGACAATTCGCTAGCTGTGTTCTTGTGGATATTGATGACACCCTCGATAGCATCTTTAGCAGTGATATGGCTATCGGCAAGTATGTTGCACAGAGGGCGGGCATTGGCATCAATGCGGGCAAAATCCGTGGCATCAACAGTAAAATCAGAGGCGGAGAAGTTCAACACACAGGCGTTATACCTTTCCTCAAAAAGTTTGAAAGTACTGTCAGATGCTGCACTCAAAATGGCGTTAGAGGTGGATCAGCGACTGTACACTTCCCCATCTGGCACCAAGAAATAGAGGATATAATTGTACTCAAGAATAACAAAGGAACAGAGGACAACCGTGTCAGAAAACTCGACTACTCAATCCAAATCTCAAAACTTTTTTACGAAAGGTTTATCCAAAATCAAGAGATCTCGCTTTTTTCCCCTCATAATTGTCCTGACTTGTTTGAGAGTTTTGGGACCGATAGGTTTGATGAGTTATATTGCGGTTACGAGTTGGATCAATCAATCCCAAGAAAAACCATCCCTGCACAAGAACTCTTCCTCGCAATTCTAAAGGAGAGAGCAGAGACTGGTCGTATATACATCATGAATATTGATCACTGCAATAGTCATTCATCATTTATTGACAAGGTGTCTATGAGTAACCTCTGCCAGGAGATTACCCTACCTACTACACCCCTGCAACACATTGATGAGGATGGTGAGATAGCACTGTGTATATTGTCTGCTGTAAACGTAGGAAAGGTGCAGTCAGATAAAGAACTAGAGACATTATGTGACCTTGCAGTCAGAGCATTAGATGAGATTATTGACTATCAAGAGTATCCTGTCAAGGCAGCAGAGATATCTACTAAGGCAAGAAGATCTCTTGGTATAGGTTACATTGGATTGGCACATTACTTTGCAAAATTAGGGTTTGATTATGATTCTCAGGAGGCATGGGACGCAGCACATACTCTAACCGAGTCATTCCAATATTACTTACTAAAAGCATCTAATAAATTGGCACAAGAGAAGGGTGCATGTGAGTATTTTGACCGCACAAAATACTCTTTAGGACAACTTCCAATTGATACATATAAGAGGGATGTAGATGAGATTACAAAAGTAGCATACCAACATGATTGGAATTCTTTACGGAATGACATCAAGGAGTTCGGACTCAGGCACAGCACTTTGTCCGCACAGATGCCTTCGGAGAGCAGTTCCGTTGTGTCTAATGCCACAAATGGAATCGAACCACCTAGAGACTACTTGTCCATTAAGAAGTCAAAGAAAGGACCTCTTAAGCAAGTTGTTCCACAGTATAGTAAACTAAAAAATAACTATACATTGTTATGGAATATGAAAGATAATCAGGGATACATAAATGTTGTCTCTGTGATGCAGAAATTTTTTGATCAAGCAATATCTGGTAATTGGTCATATAATCCAGAAAATTATCCTAATAATGAAGTGCCAGTTTCTGTTATGGCACAAGATTTGTTGACCACATATAAGTATGGATGGAAAACTTCCTACTATCAAAACACTCACGACATGAAGAGTGATGAGATAGAGGAACCGGTAGCATCTACTAAAGATCTTATAGCAGAAATAGAAAACCTATCGGAAGAGTCCTGTGATTCCTGTGCAATTTAGAGTGTCTAACGACCAATCAATAAATGGTATGACAGTGTTCAACAAAGAACATGTCAATACAAAAGAACAACCTATGTTCTTTGGTGCACCCCTTGGTGTACAGAGATATGATTCATACAAGTATCCTGTGTTTGAGAAACTAACAAACCAGATGCTTGGATACTTCTGGAGACCGGAAGAGGTATCTCTACAAAAAGATCGTGGTGACTATCAGTCTCTACGTCCAGAGCAGAAGCATATCTTTACATCTAATTTGAAGTATCAAATACTTCTTGATTCTGTACAAGGTCGTGGTCCTGGCATGGCATTTGCACCATATACAGCACTACCAGAGTTAGAAGGTGCTATGAATGTATGGCAGTTTATGGAAATGATTCATAGTAGATCATACACTTATATTATCAAGAATGTTTATCCAGATCCAGCAGAGGTTTTTGATACCATACTTGATGATGATAAGATACTGGCACGTGCTCAGTCAGTGACTGCTGCCTATGATGACTTTATCAACATGGCACATCAATATGATCAAAGTAACTGGTGGAGACCAGATTGGAAGCATGCAAGTTATAATGCAACACATGAAGAGAAAGAACTCAAACGTAAACTTTATCTTGCTGTATCTAATGTCAATATACTCGAAGGTATTCGTTTTTATGTTAGTTTTGCTTGCAGTTTTGCATTTGGAGAACTCAAACTCATGGAAGGTTCGGCAAAAATCATCTCACTTATTGCAAGAGACGAGAACCAACATACCGTTCTCACTCAACAAATGATCAAGGCATGGCAGAAGGGAGATGACCCTGTCATGAGTGAGATAATGAAAGAAGAAGAGCAAACTGTTATTGACATGTATAGAATGGCAGTAGAAGAAGAAAAAGAGTGGGCACAATACTTATTCAAAGATGGTAGTATGATAGGACTCAACGATAAGTTACTTGTTAAATATGTTGAGTGGATCTGCAATAAAAGAATGAGAGCGATTGGACTAGATCCTATATATGATGCACCCATAAAGAACAACCCACTACCTTGGACAGAGCATTGGATCTCATCTAAAGGTTTACAGGTTGCACCACAAGAGACAGAGGTAGAAAGTTATGTCGTCGGAGGAATCAAACAAGACGTCAAGAAGGACACGTTCTCAGGATTCAAACTCTAGAAAATTATTCGATCCACCTCTGAATAGAGATGGATCTCCTTGTTTGAAGGGTAGAATTATAAACCTAATTCAAGTAGTAGTAATCACACAGTTACTTATTGTTGCTGCTACAATACATGGGTGTCTCATGCCTGGCAGAGAGTGTAACTCAGAGACTAAACAACATATTGCCAACATGATGACTGTTATAACTACCTCTACATTTGCTTTATATGCTGCTGAGAAATGAATTACATTTTTGATGTTGATGGCACACTGACTCCTGCTAGGAAAGAAATGGACTTATCTTTTATGGCATGGTTTATAATATTTGAATGTAAACACCCTGTATACTTGGTCACTGGTAGTGACAGACAGAAAACCATAGATCAGGTTGGTCTTGATGTGTATAATAGGGCAAAGAGAGTATATAATTGTTCTGGTTCAGATGTGTGGGAGGGAGATCGTAATGTGTATAGAGATGATTGGAAACTACCTCATGATGCCAATGCATGGTTGATGTTAGAACTCAAGCAAAGTAATTTTTCCATTAGAACTGGCACACATATAGAAAGGAGACCTGGTTGTGTCAACTTTAGTATCTTAGGTAGAGGTGCTAACTGGGAGGAGAGAGAAGTATATAAGCAGTGGGATAAAGATGAGAATGAAAGACATCAAATTGCTAGGAGATTCAATCGAGAGTTTCCTGACCTCTATGCTACTGTTGGTGGTGAGACAGGACTAGATATAGCACCACAAGGTAGAGATAAAAGTCAGATACTTAGAGACTTTGATGGAGATGTAAAATTTTTTGGTGATAAGATGGAAAAAGGTGGCAATGACTACCTTCTTGCACAAAAAATAAGAGAGAAAAAAATGGGTGCTTCATACCATGTGTTTGATTTTAAGCACACTTGGGAGATATTACAATACGAAAATAAATGAAATTTTATTTTGATGGTTGCTCATGGACTTATGGTGGTGGGTTAGTTCCAAATGGATATTCTCTTGAAGATCGTTGGAGCACATTAGTTTGTAAGCATTTTGGTGCTGAAGAATTCAATATAGCAAGCAGTGGTGCCACTAATGAGACTATCATGAGGCACTTTTTTACAGGACAAACTATGAATGAACCAAGGAATCGAGAGAAAAGAAAGATTCCTGACATGACATATAATCTAAAAGATTTTGATTTCTTCTTTATTCAGTTTACTATGCATATAAGAAGAGAGTTCTATGATAGCAGAGCCAGTGCATGGAGAAGGTATAAGTACCATGATTATGAACTACCTGGTGCAAGGTGGGCAAAAAGACACATTGAATTTTTTCAACACTACAGCACAGAGATACACACCAAGTATCAGGATCAGGTTTTTGAGGAAATAAATCATACTGCTATAACCTCACACTTGAAGTGTCTGAATAAACCATACTTTTTAGGACACTTGGGACAAGCGTTTGGTAGATGTGAATATGATTATGATTTTCGTAATACACCAATTGATCTAATGCCATGTTGCCACCCATCAAAAGAGGGTAATAAACAGATAGCAAAAACAGTTATAGATATAGTGGAAAAAAGGTTATTATGAAACCACAATCAGCGAAAGCGAAGGGTAGGAAACTACAGCAGTGGGTGAGAGATAAACTCATTGAACATAGGGAAGTACATCCTGAGGACATTGAGTCTAGGAGTATGGGTGCAGGAGGAGAGGATCTTATTATGGCACGAGATGCTAGACAAAAGTTCCCTTTTAGTATAGAATGTAAAAACCAAGAGAAGTTGAACGTTTGGGATGCTTATCAACAAGCAATTGATAACTCTGGTGACTATGAACCTATTCTTATAATGAAGAAAAATGGAAAAAAACCACTGGTTGTCATGGACGCGGAAAACTTTATCAAGTCCAACGGCTGATATGGAAGACTGGCGTTACTCAGACGAGAGAATGTTACTGAGGGCAGAAGTCTTTCGTGCATTGCAACATCACTTAGCAGACCATACACGTGCAGTGTATGAGTTCTGTACTCTATGGGTAGATCAAGGAAACCCCAATACCAATGGTATTGAACAGGCATTTCAAGACTACCTACGTAAATTAGCAGAGGATTCTTATGCAAAAACTAGTTAATGCAGCAGCACTATTTGCTGGTGCAGTATCACTTGCTGTTGTTGGTACAGCAGGGTATGTATACATCAGAAAAGACGCTATCATCGAGAGTGTCAAAGAGAAAGCACTTGAAGCAGTGATGGGAAGCGTTGCTGATTCACTTCCTAGTGTTGATCTACCTGATACTACAGGACCTGCAATACCTTCATTACCTACACCACCATCCCTATAAATAAAACTGCCTAGCAGTTTCTAGATGGAAGATAAGAAGGACAAACCTAAAGGTCCTATAGGTAAACTCCAAGAGTTTGCTGAAGATAAAGAAGAGCAGTTAGTAATTCTTAGTACATTTGTTCGCCTTGGTATTCTTGTGTGGTCTGGTGCAATATTAACATTGAACTACGTCACAATACCAGGTTGGGAACAAGACAAAATAGATCCGACTTTCATAGCTTCGGTCTTTACGGGGGTTACAGCTACGTTCGGAATTCAGACCGGTGGTAAGAAAAAGAACGGTGAAGGTGGTGGAGGTGCTAACATAACCAAGAAGGATATGGAGATGCTCATCGCCAAAGCAACAGAAGCAGCACCCACTCAAACAATCAGGTTAGAACAGGGACCCGTGACAATATCAGCGAGTCCAAATAAAAAGTCATCATAAGATACCTGTGGTAGTGTACATAGTAATGTAGTAATAATACAGAACTATGAAACACTATGTCGTAGGTTATCATGACATGATGAACAACGTTATAGAGATCTGTGAGTATGCAGATGATGCTTTTCAAGCACTACAGCAAGCAAAACAAGACATCCCAGAACTCATAGGTCATCCAAATGCATGTGAGTATTGTTACTTAGAAGATGGAAGAACTTGACTTCATACACTCTCCAAGTGTGAATCAGATAGAGGTAAGTATACCTCCTATCAGAGTTCTCAACGTCCCAAATATAAGAGTATTCAAGGCACCCTCTGTACCTAGCGTAACAGTTCCAGTTACAGTGCACATTGGGAAACCAATAGTAGATTTGCCAGGTTGTGTAGAAGCACACCCAGAAGACGAAGGAAAAAGTCCCTCACTTGTCACGGATGACAGTGATGGGACTGTTGTTTTATGTGACGGTCAGTATCCATCCTTTGATGCGATGGACTATGTGCCAGAAGATATAATAATAACGACAGAAGCACCTCCACCACCAGTGCAACCACCACCAGATCCACCAGGTACACCAGAGGTTCCTGAGACTTCTAATTTAGGTGTAGAGGAACAACCATGCCCTGCACCAAACCAACCACGTGTAGGTGATCTAACCACCAGTGGTGATGAGAAAGTTGTAGGTCATGAACTCCAAG